AAAAAAGCAATTTTTTTTTTATAATCAATAATAAAATATTTATTTTTATTTGGTATAGGTATAGTTCTATTATTTATATAATCGTAAATAATTTTATGATTAGGGTTGGTTATGGATAAATAAACATCTTCAATAGAATAATAAATATCATGTAAAAAATAAGCCACTTTACGCAAACAACGTTCCATAATAAAATAAATCTAAGATAATCTGTTTAAATAATAAAAAAAAGAATAGGCGAACCGATTGAAATGACTAACTATTTATTATTACAAATAAAACGGTATTATCACAAATAAAAATATATTTTTATTTTATAATGAATAATATGTCTATGTTAGTAATTGGTATGTGCCTTTTATTAGGAACAATAATAGTGCTTGACGAGTTTAAACTTATGAAGGTTTCCATACCCGATACGACTAAGGTTTTAATGCTTTTATGTGTATTGGTGGTTTTTTACAAATCGGGTAATTACGAAAAATTTATGTTAAAACAGCTTCAACTTTATGGTGGTAAAAACAACGCTAAAAAATGTGGATATGATAATCTAGACCTCTCAAAGGCTCCATTAGATGTAGAGAACCCGTGTAACTACGATACACCCGATACCAGAGACGTTCCCCTTAAAGCTAATTTAAAATATCAGCTACCAAATTCCTATAGAGCAGGAAAATTTGTCCCAGATGGCACTTCGAAAGCCTCATTAAACGGTAGTGAGGAATTGAAAGACGTTTCAAAGTTCTTGTTTAATCAAAATATATCTAGCCCTGAGTGCTGTCCATCAATTTATTCGTCTAGTACTGGATGCGTTTGTCCAAATAAACTCCAAAACCAATTTATTCAATCTAGAGGTGGAAATAGCAGCGAATAAGAGACAGACCATATAATTAAAAAATAGTTAATTTTTATAAAATATTCATTTTTAATATTTCGGTAATTGTTTTTCTTTTATACACATTATTTTCAGTTAAATAATTTATAACATTTTTTAATTTATGTTTTTTTTTGCTTTCATTACAAAAACAATTATATGGAACTACTTCGTCATAATGATACACCAACAATTGTAACACCCTCCCTAAACAATAGGAATCAATCCTATAAATTAGATATCTATGTAATTTAATTGGAAAATCGTTATTCACTATTTCCATATCATTCGCTTCAATTGTGGGTAGTCCTAAAATCGTACTATCTTCAACATTTTTTGGAAAATATCCAGGCGTCCCTTTTGTAAATTTAATGAAATCATCAAATGGATATTTTGAAGAGAATCCAAAATCAATTATTTTAAATATTTTATTCCCTTTTTTTAGATCAATCATAATATTTTCTGGCTTTATATCCAAATGAGCTATTCCTCTTTCATGTAAAAATTGTAACCCAGTCATTATTTGTTTAACAAATTTAATTATAGTTGATACAGAATCCCAAACTCTTCTATCATTGGTTAATACTAAATTATTTATTGAATTATTAACATCTATTATCCCAGCAAAATTTATATAATATACAAATAAATCACCAAAGAACATACTCATATTTTCTTTTTTTATTATACATAAATGCTTTAATTTATTATAAAATATATCGTTAGAATTAATATACACACCATCTTTGTCAGGTATCGCAAAATAATCTTCATATTTAGGTATTTTTCTAACACTATCTAAATTTAAAAATTCATTATGATTTTCTAATATTTTTGTAACTTTTATTAATTTACCATCTTTTTTAGGAAATCTTTCTTTATAATAATGTGACCCAATAATAATTGATGTGGCACCGGTTTTAAAAATTGTTTCCATATTGGATTGGTTTTAATTTTGATCAATACAATATTATTTAATTTTGATCAATACAAGATTATTTAAATTTGATCAATACAAGATTATTTAAATTAATCAATTTTATTATTGATAAAGATAAAGATAAAGATAAAGATATTTAGTTAAGTTAAGTTAATATAGATTCCGATACATATCCTTGGTATTGAATTTCCTAGTGGGCTAGTATTACCATATAGATACCGTGATTTAATTTGAGAACCAGTCAATTATATTAATACGTTATTAATTAATTAATAGTATTAATTTGTTATTAATTAATTAATTAATTCTGTATTATTAATAAAAATTGAGTGTTCTTTTAAAAATATTTAAAAAAAAATATATATCTATAGTAAAATGTCTCAAATTAGCAAAGAACTCCAATACCATTCCCAAATACGGGACATTAAAGCCGCTCAATTAAGTGTATTATCTCCTGATGAAATTAAAAATCGGTCCGTAGTACACGTAACTGAAACTATACTCTATGATTCAAATGGTGACCCTGTGGTAGGTGGTCTTTTTGACTCTCGTATGGGAGTGATTGATCACGGCAAAATCTGCCCCACAGATGGCTTTGATAATCGGTTTTGTCCTGGTTATTTTGGTCATATTGAATTGGCTAAACCAGTTTACCATTATCAATTTTTAGATATAACTTTATCAATCTATAAATGTATTTGTAAAGTGTGTTCAAAGCTATTAGTAAATATTAATGACCCAAGAATTAAAAATAATTTGGATAAACTCGAACATAAAAAGAAACTTCAATATATTTTAGAATTAGCTTCCAAAATAAAAACGTGTGGAGGTCACGAAGGCGATGAAAACGGCTGTGGAGCGGAGCAGCCAACTAAAATTATTAAAGACCCAAAGAAATTATGTAAAATTTATTGCGAATGGGGCGAGGCTATAATGCCGGATTCTACACTTGAAGAACGACGACAGACTATTACCGCCGAAATGATGCTCAAAATGTTCAAGCACATTACAGACGAAGAATGTATGGCAATGGGTCTCAATCCCAATTGGTGTCGCCCAGAATGGCTAATTTGTACCGTGGCTCCAGTCCCACCTCCAACGGTGCGCCCATCTGTCCGACAGGCAAATGGTACCCGAAGTGAAGACGATTTAACCCATAAATTAATTGATATTCTTAAAACAAATAATCAACTTAAAAAGAAATTGGAGGCTGAGGTTTCAAAGGAGGTTACAATTGAAGAATGGACCAATGTGTTACAGTATCACATAGCCACCTTTGTTGATAATGAAATACCAAATGTTAATCCATCGTGTCATCGCTCGGGAAGACCACTTAAAACGTTACGGGAAAGGCTCAAGGGAAAAGAAGGTCGTATTAGAGGTAATCTTATGGGAAAACGGGTTGACCACTGTGCTCGTAGTGTTATCACTCCAGACCCAAATATTAAAATTGACGAACTCGGTGTTCCATTAAAAGTGGCATTAAATCTAACATTTCCAGAAGTCGTAAATAAATATAATATGGCGAGACTTTCCACTTATGTGAGAAATGGTTCCTTCAAACACCCTGGTGCTAAAAGCATTAAACGAAAAATAGATAAAGGGACAACATCCCTTCAACACGTTGATACCAGCACTATTAGCCTAAATGAAGGCGATATTGTGAACCGACATTTAATTGATGGTGATACCGTGCTTTTTAACCGTCAACCATCACTTCATAAACTTAGTATGATGGCACATACAGTTCGGGTTATGGCATATGATACGTTTCGATTAAATGTTAGTGTAACAACGCCCTATAATGCTGATTTTGATGGGGATGAAATGAATATGCACGTTCCACAATCACTCCAAACATCGTGTGAGCTTAAATTTATCGCCGCTGTCCCAAATCATATTATTAGTCCTAGAGAACACTCCCCCATTATTACACCTATTCAAGATACCTTACTCGGTGTAAATAGATTAACCAAGAACGATGTATTTTTATCCAGAAATGAAATGATGAATATACTAATTTATGTAGGTGGGTTTAATGGAGTGTTGCCCGAACCAGTCCAAAAGACTCCGATGCGATGGTCTGGTCGTCAACTGGTGTCTATAATAATTCCACCAGGAATTAATTTAGATATGAAAAACAATTCGTTTGACGAAACTAAAAAAGATGGCGATAAATTAAATCATGTTATTATTAAAAATGGTATTCTGGTTCAAGGGTGTATTGATAAAAAAATTATGAGCAGTGGAACTCGTGGAATGATCCATATGATTTATAACGATTATGGAATTGAGGAATGTCAGGCATTCTTAGACAATTTACAAAATATAATTACACGATATCTGGTTAATACCAGTTTCAGTGTAGGTATTAGCGATTTAATTGCCGATAAAGAAACCAATATTATGATTGAAAAAACGATTTATAATAAGAAAAAGGAAGTGGCGAAATTGACTCAACAACTTCACAATCAAACGTTTGATAAGGGTGGGAGTAATAATATAAGTGAAAATTTTGAGAAAAATATTAATAATATTCTCAATAGAGCTATTGCGGATGCCGGTAAAATTGGTCTCAAGGCCCTATCATCTAATAACCGAATGACGAATATGGTTTCGGCCGGTTCCAAGGGAAAATCAATTAATATTGCTCAGATGGTAGCTTGTCTCGGACAGCAGAACGTTGATGGCAAACGGATCCCGAATGGATTTAATGACCGCACATTACCACATTTTACAAAGTATGATATTAGCCCAGAAAGTAAAGGTTTTGTTGAAAATAGTTTCATTCGTGGCCTTACTCCACAAGAATTCTTCTTTCACGCTATGGGTGGACGTGAGGGTTTAATTGACACTGCGGTCAAAACATCGGAAACGGGCTATATTCAAAGAAAATTAATTAAATCTATGGAAGATAATAAAGTATCATTTGACTTATCCGTCCGCAATGCTAATGGAAATATGATCCAATATCTCTATGGGGAAGATGGTATTAATTCTATTAAAATAGAGAATCAGTCCTTCAATTATATGAAAGACGATTACAATACAATTGAACAAAAATATAGATTTAATTCTAATGAAAAATGGAATTCGTATATGACAACCCAATCAATTAAAGAGATGAAGAAAAATAAGAATTACCTTAAACTATTGGAGGAACATTACGAACAAATTATTGATGATTTTACCACAGTTAATAGAGACATTTTCACATATTCAAAAGATACAACCATAAAAGCCCCAGTGAATCTTTATAGATTGACCAACAATTCCCTTAAAATGTTTGAGGTTTCGGGTGCGAATTTATCAAATCTTAATCCACTTGAAGTGATTGAGAAAACGGAACTCCTCATTGATTCACTAAAATTAAATAAAAACAGTGGATGCTCCAAACTATACAAGATGTTTATTAGAAGTTATTTGTCCCCTAAAATTATCATAAAATTCCATAGATTTAATAAAATGTCGTTTGATTATTTGATTTCAACAATTAAAAATAAATTTCAATCTAGTAAAGTTCAGCCAAATGAAATGGTTGGTCCAGTGGCAGCCCAGTCAATTGGTGAGCCAGCAACACAAATGACCTTAAATACCTTCCATTTTGCTGGTGTAGCAGAGAAATCTAATGTCACTCGTGGTGTCCCAAGATTAAAAGAATTACTACATTTATCAAAGTCTATCAAAGCTCCATCTCTAAGTATTTATCTGGTTCCAGAATATTCGGAAACTAAGGTGAAAGCGAAAACAATTTTGAATCAAATTGAACTCACGAATTTAAATGAAATTATTTCAAGCGTCAAAGTCTATTATGATCCAGACGATAACAATACTTTAATTGAAGAAGACCGAGAATTAATTCAACTATATAATGTGTTTTCGGAAGTTGACAATGAAATTGATAGCGACAATGACTGTAAATCAAATTACATTATTAGAATTGAATTTGACAAAGAAACCCTGATGAACAAGGATATCACTATGGAGATGATTTACTTTAAGATGCAGCAAACATATAGTGATAATATGTCTTGCGTATATAGTGACGACAATTCTTCAAAACTGGTATTTAGATTGCGCGTATTAAAATCAAAAAAAGCGGATTACGATAAAATCAATGATTTGAACTTTATTAAATCGCTCATTAAAGAAATGAAGAATAAATTAATTATAAAGGGCAAAAAAAATATTAAAAATGTTAGTATGTTCAAAAGCAATTCGCGGTTCGTCAAGGAAAACAATGATTATAATATGTTAGATGAATGGGTATTAGACACCGATGGGAACAATATGATTGAAATTATGGCCCTTGACAACATTGATAAAACACGCTTAGAATCAAATGATATTTATGAAATTTACGATTTGCTTGGTATTGAAGCGGCTCGTCAGGTAATTCTTAAAGAATTGAATGAAGTAATTGATTCAGCCGGTTCATATGTCAATTATAGGCATATGTCACTTCTCGTAGATGTTATGACCAATCGTGGTAATTTAATGTCTATAGATAGATTTGGGATTAATAGAGGAAACATTGGACCTCTCGCAAAATGTTCTTTTGAAGAAACAACCGACCAATTATTCAAGGCAGCCATTTTCGGTGAAATTGATAATCTCAAGGGTGTTTCAGCCAATATTATGATGGGTCAAATACCACCGTGTGGCACTGGTTCAACCGAATTGCTTATTGACGAATCCAAACTTACCGAAATTGTTCCTGAAAATGAACTGGATATTGGTGATATTGAAACTTGGGAAGAAAAAGCCACTTATTGCGACGATAATATCGGCATTGATTTTGACATAGACGCGATTGAACCAAGTCAACTATTATAATATTATTATTATATTTATTTTCTTTTTGTATTATATAATGATTACTAAAAATACTGTCAAAAATATGGGGAAAAAAACTAAAACTAAAACTAAAACTAAAACTAAAACTAAAAAACTCAAACGAATGAAACTATGTTCCAGTAAGAACAAAACTAAACCTAAACCTAAAAAAGGTAAGACTCATCACTACATTAATACCCCCCCACACCACCTTAAACATTTAAAAGGTGGTGCCCATTTACCAGGTTCGTATTTCGGCACCCCAAATGACGTTTACTCTACGAACCCCAATACCGGACTTGAACCTCACGCGTATGGCGAAACTGTCGCGGTAAGTTATGGGGTCCCAAATGGCAATAGTACAGGTCCAAATTTACATGTATTTCCCAATTCGAGTGGCGCCCAAACGGGTGGGTGTGGAAGTTGTGGAGCACCTCAAGTTGGTATGATGACCGGCGGTAATAGCTGTGGAGCACACGCAGTACCAACAAAGGGTATGAAAGGTGGTTATAGGAAATAATTATAATTTTTGGATAATCTCAAACGCTTGATTATATGGAATCATAACCGATGTCTTATTCTTTTGATATTTTTTTATTAATTCGTTATTATCTTTTACACTTTCAAATAATTTAATAGCTGTATTGAAATAGTCATATTCGTCGCAGTTATTATACATAAAACTACCGTATTTTTCCCATTCGCGTTTCCAAAAGGTTTCGTTGATAGATGAACTTGCTGAGCATTCTTTCGAACTGGTATACCAATACTTATTTAGTTTATCAATGATGGGATTTAATTTATTTAAATTAAAGGAATAAAATGGATATTTTTCAATCGCTGTCTGTGGGCATAATCTGTGGATTCTCCAATCTGATTTTTCATCGGCTCGTTTTAAAGCAAAATAATAAAATTTGGTTGATTCACTTGGTTCATACGACTCCATTTTAGATTCTGGGAACATATACTCGTGAATAATTTGAAACATATAAATAAATATTTTATAATTTATTTAAAATTAAAATTAAAATTAATACTAATTATGACGAAAGCAATTGGTATTGATTTGGGGACTACTTATAGCGCAGTTGGCGTTTATCAAAACGGTAAAGTTGAAATTATAGCGAATGAGCAAGGGAATCGGACGACTCCATCCTATGTGGCGTTTAATGACACTGAACGACTCATTGGCGAATCGGCAAAAGCCCAATCAAGCCTCAATGCGGAAAATACTATTTTTGACGCAAAACGGTTAATTGGACGTAAAGTTGATGACCCAGTTCTAGCACAAGATTTAAAAAATTGGCCATTCACAGTAGTGGGGGACTCAAATAAAAAACCGGTTATTGAGGTGACTTATAAAAACGAACAAAAGCGCTTTCAACCCGAAGAAATCTCCTCTATGATTCTGACAAAAATGAAAGAAACGGCCGAAAGCTATCTCGGTACCGAAGTTAAAAATGCCGTGGTAACAGTGCCTGCCTATTTCAACGATGCTCAGCGTCAAGCGACTAAAGACGCTGGGGTTATAGCTGGATTGAATATTCTCCGAATTATTAACGAACCTACAGCCGCCGCCATTGCCTATGGACTTGAGAAACCGACCGACAAAGAGCAAAATGTGCTTATTTTTGATTTAGGCGGTGGGACATTTGACGTTAGTTTGCTTAATATTGATGATGGTGTTTTTGAAGTGAAAGCCACGGCGGGTGATACCCATTTAGGAGGTGAGGATTTTGATTCTCGTATGGTAGCCTATTTGGCTGCTGAATTCAAACGAAAACATAAAAAGGATTTGACCGAAAATAAAAGGTCCTTGAAACGACTTAGAATATCATGTGAAAAAGCGAAGCGCACATTGAGTTCATCGGTAAGCGCCTCAATTGAAATCGATTCTATCTATGAGGGTATTGATTTCTACACAACTATTTCTCGAGCTAAATTGGAATCGTTATGCGACGATTTGTTTAAAAGCTGTCTAGAACCCGTTGAAAAGGTGCTTCGTGATGCTAAAATGGATAAAGGCTCTGTTGATGAAATCGTTTTAGTCGGTGGCTCAACTCGTATTCCGAAAATTCAAAAGCTCTTGTCTGATTTTTTCAATGTAAAAGAATTAAATAAATCCATCAACCCCGACGAAGCCGTTGCGTATGGTGCCGCCATTCAAGCCTCCATTTTGAATGGTGATACGGATGAAACGACTGATAACGTCCTATTACTAGATGTCGCTCCATTATCAATGGGGATTGAGACCGCTGGAGGGATGATGACGAATCTCATTACAAGAAATACCACCATTCCTTCTAAACAAACGCAAATATTTAGTACATATGCCGATAATCAACCAGCGGTTACAATTAAAATATTTGAAGGGGAGCGGAAATTTACAAGGGATAATAATCTACTTGGTAATTTTGAATTATCTGGAATTCCACCGGCACCCAGAGGCACTCCGCAAATAGAGGTGGTATTTGATGTTGATGCGAATGGAATTTTGATTGTAAGTGCGTCAGACAAATCAACTGGTAAAATTGAAAAGATTACTATTAAAAATGATAAGAGTCGGTTGAGTCAAGAAGATATTGAACGAATGGTATCGGATGCCGAAAAATATAAAGAAGAAGATGCAGTAAATTCTAAAAAAATAGAAGAGCGAAATAATTTTGAAAACTATGTATTTGGAATTAAATCTACGTTAGACAACGCCGAACTGAAAGAGAAATTTACCAACGAACAGCGAGACCAATTGGAAAAACTAGTTGAAGATAATCAAAAGTGGCTCGATGAGAACACTGATTCTGATGCTGAAATATATGAAAATAAAAGAAAAGAATTAGAACAAATTTACAATCCCATTATACAAGGTATTTATGGGAACGCGGCTGAACAATCAACGGGACCACCGCCTTCTCAGTCAGAGCCCGAAGAACTAGATTGATTAATTAAATGTCTTTTGTAGATGATGGTGTATTTGTTGGGGGTGGCGATGAAGACCTTGTATTTGTTGGGGGTGGCGAAGTGGCAGCGACTTCTTCGGTAGTTTCTGGTAGATTTGAGGTAATAATTCCGGTGATCTGGTCATAAACGACCCCAATACTTTTAAACTCCTCGGCCTTATAAGCGCCTCTTTGGGCGGTTATATTTAAAATATTTTTAAAATTAACCAATAGTGAGAGATTTACGCTAACTGTAGTGTCGTTCATTTTATACATTAGTAAATATTTTTTTTTTTAAATATTTTTATTTATTAAGTCTATTTTATTACATCGATGGAAAATTTAAATTAAATTTAAATTTAAATTAATTTCTGCTTAAAATCAACTGTTTATATTTATATTATATTAAATTAAATTAAATGAATTCTCTATTTATTTTTCGGTTAGATCTTAGGATTAAAGATAACACCGCCCTTATAAAATGTTTTGAGAAATCAAAGAATATTTATCCGTGTTTTATTTTTGAACCAAACCAAATTTCACCCCAAGAAAATCCATACTTTTCAAATAATTGTGTCCAATTTATGATTGAAACTCTAGAAGAATTGTATAACTATTCAGAAAATAAATTACTCTTCTTCCATGGTAATACTGAAAAAGTAATTGACTATTTAATTAAATCCCTTGATATAAACTCTGTATTTTTAAATCAAGATTATACCCCCTATTCCATTGAAAGAGATAAGTCAATTTCATATTTATGCGCCAAACACAATATTGAATTTAATAGTTTTGAAGATTTATTATTGACCCCAATTGAATCCATAAAAAAAGGTGATGGGAGCCCTTACTCAACATTTACGTCGTATCTTAATAAAGCAACGGAAATCTCGGTGCCCCCACCAAATAATAAAAAAATAAAATTTAATTATCCCGAAATAAAAAAATTAAAATACCAATTAAAAAAAAAAGATCTTAAAAAATTCTATAAACAAAATCTCCATATTAATGTTCGCGGTGGTAGAAAAAACGCCATTGATATTCTAAAAACAATAAAGCTACAAAAAGACTATAATAAACTTAGAGGTTTATGTTCTTATAAATCTACACATCTATCAGCCCATATGAAATTCGGAACCGTATCCATAAGAGAGGTTTATCATACCTTTGTAACCGAATTGGGAAAAGGTACGGATTTAATAAAACAATTATACTGGAGAGACTTCTATTATAATTTGGTTTACCAATTTCCAGAAACATTTACAAAGAAAGTAGGATTAAAAAAAATATATAGGTCGTTCCCTTGGTCCAAGGATAAAACCAAATTCCTAAAATGGTGTGTAGGTGAAACTGGATTCCCTATTGTGGATGCTTCGATGAAAAATTTAAATAAAACCGGTTATATGCCTAATAGGTCAAGACTTATTGTTGCTAATTTTTTAACTAAAATTCTTAGAATAGATTGGACTTGGGGAGAAAACTATTTCGCCCGACAACTGGTTGATTATAGCGTGTCTAATAATTTAGGTAATTGGCAGTGGGTGGCATCCATAGGAGCCGATTATCAAAATAGAATATACAATCCTATGAGCCAAAGTCTCAAATCTGACCCAGAATGCGAATATATAAAGGAATGGCTACCGGTTTTAAAAGATATTCCAAATAAAGATGTCCATAATTGGTCTACAAAATATAATAATTATACTATAGAATATCCTAAGCCTATAGTAAATTACCCTGAAGAATACAAAAAAAGTAAAGAATTATTTAAGAAACATGTTTAACTACTGTATAATTTTACATATAGTTTCAATCGTTTATTCAATAAATATTTTAATCGCCTCCCATAATTTCGCGCTTTCTTCTAATGTATAAGCGCCTCGTTTTTGAGCCAGTTTTATACCATCTATAAGCTCCTGTAATCCATTTAATTGTTTTTTATCTTCGTTATCCATAATAATAATGAACCGAGGATATTTTTTTAAATATAAAAATATCATATTTATTTCAATATTAAAAAATAATTAGTATAATTATCATATCATATCATATAATATCGTAGCATAGGTTCATTATTATTATTATGGACATTGACACCACTACATTTGAGGAAGATATCGCTTACATAAAATCAGATTGTTTTTACCCTTATAAATTTACTACAATTTTAGAAAAAAATTTCACCAAACAAAATTTCAATCACTTTTACGAGCTGTTAAATGTGCAAGAACTAAATAACATCCAATATCATTACTATGATTTTGTAACGGTTATATCAGATTTTAATATGCGCGATAATTTTGAGCAAATTGGGTCTGTAAAAATAACAAAATTTATTAAAAAGTTAGTTGAAAAATATAAAAAATATATCAGTCATAATATCACTCATTTATTCACGGAAATCAACTATAATAGTATTTTGTGTCGTACTAATATATTATATTTTCTAATTACCTTCAAACGCTATATTTCCCCAATATTACCAAGATTAGATTCAACACGACCCGTTTCATTACACGAAGATATATGTAAATATGGAAGTTTAACAGTTTTAAAGTTTTTATTTAATAATAACTATGATAAAGATAGTGGTATTATAAAGGAATGTTTAGTATATTCATATCAAAACACCAAAGATGCTCGTATTTTTGAATATAGTATCAAATTAATCAATTCAAGAGACATATATATAGAAAAAGAACTATTTATGTTTATATGTGACGCATTTAAAAAAAGATACCCCACTAATTTAAAAAAAATAAAACTTCTTTTGACCCATTTCCCAAAATATAAAAACAAAATATGTCAGAATCTTTTGAATACCAATTTAAATATAATATGTTTCAACTATTTGCTATATGAAATAGATTTTGAAATAACCGACACTATTGATAGTATAGGTTATTCAAACTTAAATAAACTTAAAACGGCTGAAATTATGAGGGTCTATCTTTCCAAATTTAGATCAACTATAGTAGATTCGCAAAAACTAAAAATTATAAGGTATATGTTTCTTAAAAATAGGTTAATTCTAACCCCACAAATAATAGAGTTTATTGAAACATTTTTTGATAGTGGGCTCAAAATTCATATGGCTAATAGCATGTTATACGAATTCATAAATTCCAACGAAATCGTATTGGATAATAGCTACATTACCGAATTATTGAATTACATATTTAAATTAAATAATTATGAGCAAAAGTTTGAAATAAAATGTAGTGACTATATTTTAAAAGATACTATAATTGAATCTCTATTTTATAATGGATTTGATTTAATACAGATCTTTAAAAATTCGCATTATTTTAATAATAACACGTTTTTAAAATATTACAATTGCCAACGTATTTTGAAACGCAAACTTAAATTATTTCAACAAACGACAGTCAAAAGTCATAGAAATATTCTAAGTAAAAGTTTTGATAAGTTGATACACAATAATAATAATTATTATTGCTCAATTTCTCGCAATTTACCCCAGCATTTTACGCGCGAGTTATTTATGAAACTGTTAAATTCTAATACGATTCATATTACACCGAAAGCCGATGGAATTTATTCAACTATTAATTTGAGTGTTTGCTATCCATTTATAAATTTATTTAATATTAGAAAAACCGTATTCGAAGCGGAACAAATTACTTATAAAGGAAAAACAATTCATATGGTATTTGGTAATTTTAAATATCAATATAAGCTTATTGAAGCCCATCCATATACAAATAGTCATTATCTCTATGAAGCCTCCTCCATAAGCGATATAGAAAAGATTATTAAAATGGAAAATGTCAATTTTGACGCATTTGTTACATCCAATATAAATCGTAATGAAACCGACACCCTATGGTATCCTAAAATAATAGTTAAATTAAATAATCACTTGGATTTTGACTATGAGACTTTAATGAAATTAGAAACTACGACCTATAGCATTGATGGGTGGATTTTTTATAATGCTGAAAATGATATTTATAAACTTAAAAATCCCAAACATATGACTATTGATTTACTTTATGATCGTAAAAAACTATATATGAATTCACGAGAATTATTCACCCCATATCACACAGGACTTGATGGTCTAAATAATGGTGTAATTTATAGGTGTTATTTTGAAAACGGTGAATGGATTCCAAGGGAACCGCGCTTCGATAAGAAAACCCCAAATAATAAAGAAATTGTTCAAAATGTTTTGAATTATACCCAAAATCCCTGGAATTATAATGAGTTAAGTGTCTATTATAAAAACAATTTTCTTGACCGAAATAATTTTTACTATGCTAACCCGACCCCAACCATCAAGTCGTGTTCGTTCACACGTCATATACCGAAACACTCCAACATTTTAGAAAAGTATTTACAACATTCAGATAATGTGGTAGATATTGCGTGTGGATTTCGTAGTAACTATTTCAAAAAAAAATATAATATCACTAATTATTTGGGATTTGATGCTAATATTAATACTAGTCAAAAATATATTAATTTGAATAGTAATTGGTGTGAATCCAACGACCAATTATATTCAACCCCATTATGTAAGGCGAATGTGTTAATGTGTATCAACGCCATACATTATTTAAATAATCCAGAACAATTTTCATTTAATATAGATAGTATATCGGCTCCAAATTCTATATTCATTATTCGCTATTTGGATTGGGATTTAGTGGAAAAAGTGCTTGGGACAAATACCGCGTTTTTTCGCGAAAATTATGTGAAAGTTATTGGGGAACGTCGGATTAAATACTATTATAGCCATTGCCATAACCGTCCCGTAACTGAAAACGTATTTTCATTGAACGATATTAAACATATGATATCTAGTAAGTGGAATATGGTTGAAATATCGGACGAACCTAATAAGGACGATTTATGGCAAAGTTATTTGAATTGTTTTAGAGTTGCTGTATTTGAGAAAATATAGTTTGTATTTGAGAAAATATAGTTTGTATTTGAAACAAAAATATAGCATTATATTATAATGAGTAAGGGTCCAAATTCAAAGCGTCTTAAAAATCCGTCTAAAATACCAATTCCACCTCAACCACCCTCACCCCCCAAAACCAAAACCAAAACCAAAACCAAAACCAAACCTAAACACAATATATTTGCTAAATGGAATTTCACGGAACAAGAAAAAGAAAAACTATCTGGAACCTGGGTTAAGAATATGTCAAACAATAATTATACAAAAAAAAAACCTCCTGCTAAATGGAAATTCCCGAAAGAAAACCGAACTACATACTGGAATAAGGTATCACCCACTAGGTTAAAGGATGCTAGAGACGCTTATAAAACAAACAAAAGAAGTATTAGACGGGTTATGAACCCTATTCCCCCGAAATTAGCAGAAAAAGCCGCTCTTAATATTATTCAAAACAGTTCACGGAAGCCACAATCTGGTAATTCACGTGTAACTTCACTGCCGTATAATATGCCGATATCCCGCCATAACCCAGTCAAAGAATGGAAACCAGTGCCTGGAGAACACCTTAAAGCCGAAATAGCCGCCTTAAACAAATCAAGACAATATCCAAAATACACTAAACCTAAACCTAAAAAAAAAACTATATTACCTTGATTTCATCTTCGTGTGGATTATTAATAATTTTATCAATGCATTTTTTACAACGTATGACTTTACTTTTAATTCCATTATAGGTTTTCGTTTTCGCTAGTATGCGTTTGTTACAATCCAAACAATAGCGTTCATTTTCTTTAACAATTTTATTGAATAATATTTTCTTTTTTTTCAACTGTGAATAGCAATTTGGACACAAAAACCGCAAGTTTTCAAGACGGTTATCAGTTAGTATATTATTCAATCTATCTAAAATTAGTGTAAGGGGTGTATTTTGCCATATACCATCATTTTTACACTTTTTACACTCGTATTTTAATAGGGTTTTATCATTAATTAAAAATAGAGTTAATTCTTCAGTTGTTACATTAGAGTTTTTATTTAGAATAAATTTATTTAATTTCACAATTCTCTGTTTGAGTAATGGCTTTATTTCATAATCTTCATTCATTATATTTAGGGTCATCTAAATTTATTTTTAGGTCATTTAAATGCTTTAATAAAAATTTTGGAATCATATTCTTTAATCTGGTGGATACTATCTTCATTCTATCTGAAAGACCGGATATTTTTTGCAATTCATCCTCACTCAATGTCGTATAATCTGTAACAGCCTTTTTAAAAAGGGGGATATGGCTAATTAGTTTGGCACGTCGTTTTTCTAACTCCTTGTTATAGTTTGAATAAAATTGGTCTAATTCACATATATTTCCCAATGAGTTTTTATTGTCTATACATTCTCGCTCGTTAACAAATAATAATTTTTTATGGTTAATTTTTTTACACGATTTTAAATAATTTGATATGGTTTCTTTATTTCTCGCATCAATTAATACTTTAAAACTTTCAAACTTACATTTTTTTCCCAGTAAGGTTTCCATTATTGGATTAATTTCAGAATTGATATATTTTATATATTTTTCATCATTAGATATTGTTTTTTTTAATGAATATTTTATTAATGCGTCTGTCTTAATGGCGTCCATATTAAGATCTTTATAAGTACCACTAAAGTCCGACCACGTTATATTATTATTATCTTTTACTAATTCCCCTGAAATTATAAAGGGTTCAATTTTATTGTTTTTGTTTTTAATTGCCATTAGGGTTATTAATGAATAATGGTATGTAAAATATTCCGCTGGATTAGCCCCGATTATACCTAATCTATATTTAGTTTTTCCGGATTTATTCAACACAAAAAAATATGGACCATTTGGAAGACGTTTAAATTTATTTTTTGGAAATTCATAATAAATATCATTTAATTGTTCTAGTTCGTCCTTAAACGTTGAAGATAATTTGACAAAGCCGCCTTGTGGTAGTTCAATACAAAATTTGTCACTTTTTCCGCTGTATTTTTTAATGTTTGTTCTATCTATCTCTTGGAATGTTCCTGTTGGTATTGTACGAGGCGATGATGTTTTGTATTTTTTTTTTGAACGTAATTCTCTTGTAGGAGACCCAGACGACATATTCCGTTTGCGTGTTTTTGATTTCGTTGACATTATATAATATATTAAAATATAATATATTAAAATATAAAAAATTAAAAAAAAATTGATTTATGATTATCTTATCAATTTAATAATAATTAATAATAATAACAATAATATCATGTCGTCCCAACTCGTTTATTACGATTTTGAAACAACTGGATTAAATCCATTTCACGATGAAATTATTGAATATGCGTTTCTTAATAAATCTACTGGACGTACCATTGAGGGTCTCGTAAAACCAGAGACCCCAGTTAGTAATTTAATTCAAAATATAACTAAAATTACAAACACAATGTTAGAAGAAGAAAAACCAATTTCAGGGCATATTAAGAAATTAGAAGAATTTTTAAATAGGGAAAACTTAATCTTTGTAGCGCATAATGGAAACAACTTTGACCAATTCTTTTTGAAAAGGGCAGTCAAAAATTCACCAATTCTTGCAATTAAATATAAAACTTGGAAATTTATCGATTCTATTCATTTGAGTAAAATTATATTTCCAAAAAGAAAAAGCCATTCTCTCGCCAATCTATGTAAAGACCTAATGATTACACCTGGTACTCACCGAGCTATGGCGGATGTTGAAGCATTAGACAGCCTATTTCATATTATGTTAACGAAAATAGTGAATAATGAAACCGACTATTTGAAAAATATATATGAAAATCCGATTAAAATTTGGGAATTTATTTATTAACTTTTAAAAAAGTTTAGCAAAATAAAAATAAAAATAAAAATAAAAATAATTTAACTTTTAAAAAAGTTTAGTCGCTATCTACTATAAAATTATGTTTAATTTTTGTATTTGTGGGTTTCTTATATTTTTTTTCCACTAATTCCTCATATCCTTTTTTGCGATATTCCAGCACGTCATTCCAAAAAATATCTATTTTCGGTTTTATAACCTCATCAAATCTTTTTTTATCGCGTTTTACGAGAATGATATCATAGTTATTGATATACCAATAGGACAATCCCATATACTCGTAATTGGAATCGTATAAAATTTCATTTAATTTATCGTGTGCCCACGATTTAACGCTATCTTCATCGAGGTCGTCGGTTTTGTAAATATGTTTATTTAATTTTAAATTGTTGTCGTAGTATTCAAAAATAATCCCTTTAAAAGTGTCCTTGGGTAAATTGAAAAACATAGTCGCCTCACACTCCTTAATATCGCACTCTAAATAATCGCAATATTCCAGATTACATACCTCAAGTTGGCCTTGAATTTGTAACTCATAGTTATTGGGAATATAGCCATTTAATTCTCGGCTTTTAGGACACTTAATTTCCAACATCCGTCCAATATAATTGGTGTTATTGCTATTTGAATCCACAATACCATCTGGAGAGGCGGCGAAATATGTTATAGTTGAATGTGGAATACATCCATATTCATAAACCTTCACATCATGTAATGTTTCATAAAACAATGTCGCCATTGATTCGTATTTAATTCCGTGTAATATCGCGGCACCGGGCTTAAAATCTTGCTTATAACCACATTTATTTGCCACAAGGGTTTTTCTATTGCCATAAATATTTGACCCCATCGCGGTTCCAAGATCACTCGCCGTTAGCCGATTATTACGAAACGTATACCATTCTTCTGACCGTTGTTCAGGCTGTTTAATCGTTTTTAAATTAGCAATTTGCTGATTCATATTTTTAATTTGAATGGGGGAATAAATGGGTGGTTTTACTATGATTTTTTTCTCAACCAATATTCGTATTTCTTCGGGATTTATAGT